GCCGTTGCTGGTTGATGCGGCGGAGTGGCTGGATCAGTCGGCGCCCATCGAGTGGGTTGTCGACGGCGTGATCCAGCGCGGCCAGCTCTACGCCATGACGGCGATCACCAATCACGGAAAGACAGCGATTTCGCTGTACCTGGCGATGTGCGTCGCGGGCCGGAAGAAGTTCTGCGGGCGCGAGATTTCCTCGGGGGCCGTGTTGGTGTTGTGCGGGGAGAATCCAGACGGATTTCGCACGCGGCTGCGCGCGACGATGGCGGCGCTGGATCTGGATTCTGACGACCTGCGCGGACAGGTGATCGTGCTCCCGGTGGCGCTTCAGCTGCGCGAGTACGTCGAGCAGATCGTCGAGGAGTGCCAGGCGCTCGGGCCGTTCGCCCTGGTGTTGATCGATACCTCGGTCAGCTATTTCACTGGCGACAACGAGGATGACAACCTTCAGGCACGGTCGCATGCCTGGGATATGCGCGAGCTGATTCGCCTGCCAGGGCATCCGGCGGTGATCGCCAATTGTCATCCGACCAAGAGTGCGGACCGCGACAATCTGCTTCCGCGTGGTGGCGGTGCGTTCTTGAACGAGATCGATACGAATCTGACGGTGTGGGCCGATGGGGAATCGGCGCTGCTGCACTGGCAGCGCAAGAAGCGCGGGCCTGACTTCGACCCGCTACCCTTCGAGTTTCACGGCAAGACGCTGGAAGAGCGTGGGCAGAAGCTGCCGACGGTCGTGGCGCTGCCAATTACCGAGGAGCGCGCCAAGGAGTTGAAGCGGGCGCGCAACGAGGATGAGAATAGGTTGTTGTATGCCATGTTGCACCACCCGGACGGGTCGTATGCCGAATGGGCCGACGCGTGTGGTTGGAATGGCGAGAAGGCGAAATCCAAGGTCTTCCGGGTGATGGAGCGCTTGAAAGAGGACAAGCTCGTCGAGAAGACTCGAAAGGGGATGGCGCTGACCGCCAAGGGTAGGGAAGAGGCGAAGAGCATTCGCTAGGTGGCTTTGAGTTGAGGTTGGTCGGGTGTGGAAGCTGGGGCAACGCAGGGCGCCGCCAGGGGATGTGAGGTCCGATCAAGATGTTGCTGGAATGGCTACGGCGTTCCACTCCGAAAGTGCGAGTTAGCGTAATTGGTTCAATGGTTTGCGTGGTTTCGTTCCACGCTTGGAACGGGCGTTCCAGCGGGCGCGGAACGATTTGGAACGATCGCCTTTCGGGAGGCCGGCAGGATGTTTTTTTTGCGTCGATTTCGGCTGTTTTTTTTGCTTTTCGTCGAGCTTCGCCGGGGGTATTCAGCCCCCCCTAAAGGGGGGCTGATGAATACCCCGGCGACCCGGAAGGCGGCGGACGGTGCGGGCAGCCAGAGCGGCTTGCGCGACGTCATGCCGGCGACTGCTGTCATCGTCGATGATCTCCGCTCGGCCTTTGGCGCCGACGAGATTAACGCGGCGATTCGTGACGGCATGCAGGGAGGCGAGCGGTTCTACGCCAGCGAAGCCGGGCGGGTGATCGGGCGTCCGGTGTCGCTTGATGGGCGGCATGTGGTCTGCGGTGAGGCGATGGTGTTGCCGTTGGCGCTTAAGGATAGGAAGCGGCGTGATTAAGATCGATGTTCAGGGAATGGATGCGATTCAGCGCAAGCTGGCTGGCGTCCGTCGTGAGATGCAGGCGAAGGTGTTGCAGCCGGCGATCAACAAGGCCGCTGACAAGGCGCGTGCCGAGATCAATCGTGCAATCCCGCAAGAGTTCGCCGTGAAGGCTGCCGAGGTACGGAATGCGGTCAGCCTTCGGCGTGCGAGTGCTGGGCGCGTTGAGGCTGTGATTGAGGTCTTTGGGTCGGCTCGCAAGCGTGGCCGGTCGCTCAACCTCATTCACTTCCTCGCTGCCGTTCAGGCGGCTGGGCGGGCCTACAAGGTTCGCGGCGCAAAGGCGACGAAGGCGGACCTGGCGCGTCTCGACCAGCAGCTCGGCTTCATCATCAAGAAGGCCGGCGGCGTGAAGAAGATCGAAGGCGCGTTCATCGGAAACAAGGGGCGCACGATCTTCAGGCGTATCGGTAAGGGTCGGCTGCCGATCGAGCCGGTGCAGGTAATCGGCTTCTCGCAGATGTTCAACAGCCGCCGGATCAATCAGCGGGTGATGGAAAAGATTAATGCGGATCTGCCTGTCGAGGTCGATCGCGCACTTCGCCTGCTGCTGTCGAGCGCTTAATAGTGCGCGGGTCCTCCCCAGCCCTCCCCAACACGGGTACGAAACGG